TTCCCTTGCGCTACGCCCACAGTCGCCATGGCACCTTGATTGCCCATGTTCTGATTGTCCTGACGTTGCGCGGCATTCGCTCGCTTCTTCGCTCGCTTGCTCTGCACCACTTGCATGGGCTGATTGCCCTGCTTGGTCTGTTTGTTCTTCTTGCCTGTCATGTTGCATGCAAAAGAATTGTACCTGTTTATACGATGGTAAATCGCGCATCCCGGCCAGCTTATGCAGTGCGGCAAACACATCCATTTTGCGGAACTCTACTTTCGGGAGTCCAAAACGAGGGTGATAAAGGCATCTCACTCCTCCGCTATGAAGGTCTGCGGGCAGGCTGCTTACTGTAAGCAACTCCGCCTCGAGGTCCTTCCACTCCGGAACCGGGTCGTCAAACCCCCGCGAGAAGCACAAATCCTGCAATGCAAGCAGAAAAGCTCCTTCCTCAACTGGGGGCAGCACGTACGGGGTCTTCTTCAACCTTTGATACCAACTCTTGCTCTGATGCAGCAAGCGCTTGGCTTCGGCGAAGTCCGGAGGGGTCAGGCCAGCGGCACTGGCTAATCGGCGCATCAAAGCACAAAACGCCGACCCAATGGGGGTTCTCAACATCCCTTCATCAGTTGAGATAGCAGCGGCATGCATCTCCATATGGGCACTTCCCCCGTAGATCTTTTGAGTGTCCGGAAAGAGACAGAAGGTCTTGAGCCAACTCATCGGGCACCACTTCAATGTCTCTCCATCAGGCACAAACAATCCTCCGAGGTATGTGCGACGCGTAACTTTAGAGAAACGGGACACTGATCCCTGGTCCAACTCCCACTCCAAAACATGGCCGTTCAATGTACCAGCCTCGTGAATGAGTCTTCCTAATTCCTCAGGGTCTTCGGCATCACCGACAACCCACTGATCCCATGCCAAACACACGAACAACAATTGGCAAAACACAGCTTGAATGGAAGTGGCGGGGTTCCCTGTAACGGTACTAACCTCCTTGGCCTCCCAAAAGAACCTTTTGTCGGACGGTTCACCTACCACCACCAGCTCCCTCAATCCCTTGCACCGGGACAGGAACTTCTTGGCTTCAGTCTCCGACAGGCCTCCAGATCGCATCAAGTCAACGAAGCACAGCTGCACGTCAAGGCCACACGTCAAATCACACGTTGCCAAATCGTAAGCTCCAAACCTCGCCTTCTCACCCACCCACCCACGCTTATGGCAAACGAACATCATGATGTTATCGTCGCCTAGCGCCAACATGTGGAAGCCATCCTGGTGACAGCGTTCATTGATCCACGTATCCAGCAAGTCCGCACGTGAGTCCAACATGTAGGTGAAAGTGAACAAGTGGCCTTCTCGGCGCATCTCGAACGGTCTTCCAAAATTGTGTTTCCACACCAGAAG